ATGTCTGTCGCTGCTGCCGGCATGCGTTTTGACATTTCACGGATGCCCTGTTCAAGCTGGGCGAATTCTTCCTCGGTCGCGTCGACCGTCTTGCGGACGCCAGCAAAAGCAGATTCAAAATCGACGGCCGCCTTCGTGGCAACCGTACCGAGCCCGACGATCGGCGCGGTGACGCCGACAGAGAGCTTTTTGCCGGCGTTTGTCATGGCTTCGCCGGCAGACTTGAGCTTGTCGCCGGCCTCCTTAAATCGGTCACCAGCCGTCTTCGCTTGCTGGCCGGCATCTTCCAGCTCGTCGCCGAACTGCTGGACATCCGGATGAACCGATTCCAGGCGTTTTTCGAGTGACGCGAGCTCTTGCTCGGTCTTCACGACCTCGCGCTGGAACGCGCGGTATTGCCCTTCGCTGATCTCGCCGCGAGCGAACTGCTCGTTGACCTGCTCCTGTACAGCGCGCAGCCGGTCAAGCTTCTCCCGGGTGTTCGCGATGGCATCAGAGAGCAGTTTTTGCTTCTGCGCTAAAAGTTCTGTATTTGAAGGGTCGAGTTTAAGCAACTTCTCGACCTGCTTGAGTTCAGATTGGATGTCTTTGGATCGTTTGTTTACGTCCGAGAGGGCTTTCGAGAGCCCCGTGGTATCGGTGCCAATGACGACGTTGATCCCTTTGATTGTTTCGGCCATCTACTCGCCCTCCCTCACATGCGGTAGAATGCGTCAATGTCTTCCTGCGTCGCCTCGCGCGGCTCGTCAGGATCGTCGCCCATATAGGCATAAACCAGATCAAAAAAGTCCTGCATGGTCAGCATATCGAGCTCCTGCAAGCTGAGCCCGATCCGCCGCGCCAATGCCATGATGTTGATGTCTGCCCTGTCGCACCGGTTAGGCGAATCACTCTTTGGCCGCCGGTGCCACGGCCTTGTTTCGACGAAAAAAGATTTTCGTCGCCTCTTCCATTACTGCCGTCATCAACTCTGGATCAAAAATGTCAATATCCTCGTGCTCCTCGAGCCAGCGAGCAAACGACGGAAACTGTCCTCCTACACCGACAGCCGTCCGCGCCAACGTCCAGATTAGGCGCAGGATCGCCACCGAGTCCAGCTTGCTCAGGTCGAGCTTCGCCGTATCGATTTCCCTGCCGCCAGCGAGTGATTGAAATCCTGCCAGACCCGTCATCATGGCGACCATGTCGCCGAGCAGGTCTCGGCCAAACTCTTGTTGGTAATGAAGAAGGCTCAGGGCGGAACCCTTGAGCCTCAGCGTTTTGTCTCCGACTTGCACTTCCCGCATCGGTCATCACACTCCAAAGTCCGGCACATAGACGGCGGAGAAGAATCCGTTGTATGCCGTTTGGTTCGTATCCGACAACTCCATTTCGCCCCGGACGATCATCTTGCCGCCGATCTCGATGGGCGAGATCGTGAGGTTGAGCACGTCCGTGTTCGGCGTGATCGACTCGGCTTTCGTCGTCCGCTCCTTCGCAGGCCGGGACGCGATGCAGTCGTAATACACAAACCGGCGGTTACGCTTGTCGCCTTGCACCTGCGCCATCAGCGCAAAGTGCTTCGGCATGGCGTCGGATACTTCGACCAACATGCCGTTCTCGTCGATCTCCCAGCCGAGCATCTCAGCAAGGATCGCATCCGGCACGTTCGCCAGCTCAAGCTCACCGGTGTAGCCGTTATTCGCGGTGTAGCTGAAATACAGCGTGTTGTCCGCGTAGAAAGTGGTCGACTCACCGACAGCCGTCGGCGTCCAGCGCACGGCGCCCGGGATTGCCACCGGTGTTTTCCATGCCGGTTGCTCCGGTGCTTGATCGTCGGAAAAGGCGATATGGACTTTTTCAAGTCCAAAAGTCACTTTGTTCTGGGACATTCCGTCACCCTCCAATCAATTGAGTTTCATAAATGACCTGAAACAGCCGCTCGTCTTCGATGTACGTCTCGGTCTTCGAGTACGGCAGTCCGAGCTCCTTGAGCTTGTTCTGGACGGCCGCCTCCGCCGCCGGATCTTTCCGGTCAGTGTACAACTCGATCTGCACGTTGGAGACTGGTACATAGTTTTGATTGTCTGCAATCAGGTCGTTGCTGTACGCTTCTCGGTACGTGATAAACGGCGGCTTCGGTGCCGGGTTCTGCGGCGTATCGACAAAATGAGAGTAGGCGACCGGATACCCGATCGCCTTCAATGCTTGATTCAGCTCGGCCAGCATCATGCCGCATCAGCCTCCGTTCCGGATGATCGCGCGGACGCGGTTCTGAAACGCCTCGATTTCCTTGTCAGCCGTCGGACGGATGTGCGGTCGTTCGGCGACACGCCCGCCGCCACGTTTCGCGTGGCCGAACTCGAGCAGGTGGGCGAGCCACGGTTTGGCGCGGTTGTAGACGACATAGCGGATTTCGCCGTCTCCGCCCATCTTTTTCCGTGCCCAACCTTTCGCGTACTCGCCAGTCCGACGCGGCGACTTCGCGCGAATCTCTTTGACCAAACGTTGGCTCGTCTGGTCGGCCTCGCGCTCAATCGCTTCGGCCACATCCCGGGTGTATTCGCGCACGGCAAGGGTGATCTCAGCGGCCAACTGGTCGATTGAGATATTAGCCATTCCCGATCACCCTTTCGACCGTGAGCTCGATCTCCTCGGTCCCGGTCTGGTATGTGCGAATCACACGGTACCGTTTGCCCTCGAACTCCACGATCCGCTCGCCGCTGTACTCGTAGGCGTGGACCGTGAAGACGTATTCCGGCCTGAGACCCGCCGCTGCTCCGCTATAGAAATCATTCCGGCCGGCCGACTTGACCGAGCACAGGATCGTCGTCCTGGTCTCGACTGGCCGTTGATTGCCGATTTCGTCTTCTTCGATCGTCTCTCCGATCAACGTCAGCTCGTGGTCATACGTTGCCACCCGAACCACCGCCCGCCGAGATGATCAGGTTGTGCAGCCGATACTGCAAATGCCGCGGCATCGCGCCGGACTCGTCCCGGGACTGATAGCGCCATGTCGCATAGTCGACCACGAACATCAGGTGATGGGCATCGTCAGCGTTCAGCGTGATGCCTTTTTCCTTCTCCAGCTCGTCTATCACACCAGAGATAATAGCGGCCAGGTATGGGTCCCTGACCGCCGTCGTGATGCCGAGCCGCGCCTTAACTAGCGCGAGGATTTGAGCTTGGTCCATTCAGACCACCGCCCAATTAGGATTTCGTAACGACAACCGTGTACACCTGCGACGTTGTGCCGTATTGGACGGTGATCGTTACGGTGTTCTCGCCAGCCGACCAGGTTGCCGACCCACCGTTTTGTACCGGCGTGCCGTCCACGTCTATCGTGACCGTAGCGCCAGACTTAGCGGGCGTAGCCGTGACCGTGTTGCTCGCGTCGGTCGTTGCAGCCGCGTACTCAAACACGTCACTTGCAAAGGTCGGCGTCAGCGTCTTGTTGCCGATCTTGAGCTCTTTCAGGTACGCATCCTGCGGGTTGGCCGTATCCGGCGCGAACGGAATGGTGGTTGTCGGGCTGGAGTTGTTGATATTGATGACGACGAAGGATTCGCCGAATACCGGTGCGCCGTCATACCGCGCATAGCCCTTATACACCGTTTGGTTCTGAAGAAACCGCACATGCTCGGATGCTGCAAATTTGGAACCTTCGCGTTCGACGAGCAGATACAACCAACCAAATCCGCCGATGATGTCGTTTTCCGGGATGAAATCCAGTTCGACGATGTCGCCGCCGATCACCGGCAACGTGTTGTTCACGCCGGCCACGATCGCGCCTGCGGCGTTGAACATCAGGGCTTTGCTGACCAGCTTCATTTTCGTCTTGCGGCTCATCGCCCAGAAAAGCGGGGAGTTGCCGGCGTAGTTCGGGCGCGGGATTCCGGCTTTGAGGATGAGCTCGGAGTAGAATTCCTGCGCCGTCTTGTTGTTCGGATCGATCTTGACGATGTTGCTCGTATGCAGATCCGTCCATGCGGGCGCGTGCTCCGGCCAGTTGTCCGGCTCTGCCGTCTGCGCCAAACGAGTTACGATGCCAAGCGGCATCTTTTTTCCGGTGCCGTACAAAATCGCCTTGTCAACCGCGAAACCGATAGCCTGGCCGAGTGCATCCAGAATGATACCGGCGAGATTTTCGTCGGAATCGTTCAGGTCGTTGTTGTGGACAGGGATGAACCCGCCAACCATGTAGCCGTCAACAGAGATCTGATTGAACAAAAGCTCCAGCTCGTTCAGGGCGCCTTTCGCTTCCATCCAGATCGCTTCCGGATACGCGCCGAGGATGTTTTCGCGGGCACGTCCTTTCAGCGGGCGTACGCGGATGTATTTCAACAGTTTGCTGTAGCGGTCCAGATTGTCGCGCAGCAGCTCGAGGAACACATCCGGGATCGTCAGTTCCGTGCCGGATACAGAGCGCGTCTGCGATACACCGGCCAGCTCCCGGGCCCGTTGCAGGAAGGATTTCACGTCTTCGCGTGCAATGAGCGCGGCGCGTTCTTGCTGATTCAGATTACGGAAAATGCTCATTCTCTTTTCACCCCGATATTCGAATTGTTGTTGTGCCGGTTGCGGTTCCGGCGGTTGTGCCGACCGATGTTCGTCAGCCGGCGGCTTTGCATTGAGCTGCTCGAGCTCGGCCTCGAGCTCGGCGATCTCGCCATGGAGCTTCGATTTCTTCTGCTCGAGCTCTCCCTTCTGCGCCTCGAGCTTCCCGACTTCCTCCTCCACGGCGGCCAGTTCCTCGTCGGTCTGGGCTTCCGTGGCGGCCGCTTCCAGCGTTTCGCTGC